GATCGAGAGCAAGGGAGGGCGGGCGTTGAGCCCGCCCGCGTCATCAGGTGTCAGCCGAGGCCGAGAAGTAGGCCGTCACGATGCCGAAATCCTTCTGCGTCGTGCCCATGTTGCCGCTGGCGTTGTTGGCCCAGCGGACCTTCTCGATGCCGTGCGCCATCTCGATGCCGACGCCGGAGAAGTAGCCGTAGTCGTCCTCCTTCTTGGAGGTCGGCGTCGGCATCTCCTTGTTGACGTAGGCGATCGCCTGGCAGCCGCAGAGGAAGTTCACGCCCACGTCCGACGACGAATTGCCGACGCCGACAAGCGTGGTCTCGGTGTTGACCGACGACGAGAACTTGGCCACCTCGAACTCGGGGATCTCGCGGAAGATGATGCCATCATAGATGATGTCACCGTCCTGGAAGATCGGGTTGGCGTTTACGTCGCGCGGGCGCGCGTCGCGGTTCGCCGCGGCGATCGTCGTGTCCTTCTTGAGATCGCGGAAGCAGCGCGGGTGCGTCATCATCACGAAGTATTCGCGGCCCTGCGTGCCGGTCTTGAATGGACGGATTCGCGGGTAGGCCATGCGAGCCCGACGCTTCAGGAGATGCACTGACGCTGCCGTCAGCTTGTCGTTGGTCGTGTCGATGTTGGCCAGCGCCGCCGAATGGTCGTTGGCCGAATGGTTCGAGATCGCGTTGCCGAACAGCACGCGATCCGTATTGGCCGCAAGCCACGCATCCTTCGTCGCCTCGGACGCGTCGGTGTAGTTGGTCGTTCCCATCTTGTGGAACGCCTCGATGATCTGATACTTGATCTTTTCCGACGCCCAGGAGCGCAGCAGCGGGCGCTTGGCGGCCAGCAGGTTGTTCGCCGACTTCTCCCGCTCCTTCTTGCTCGTCTCGACGGCGTGGCGGTAGAACTCCCACGACACGTCAAAGTAGTACTGATCGAGCGCTTCCTCGTTGCCGCTGAGGCGGGTATTGCCGCTCACGCCCTCGCTCTGGAGGTCGAGCAGCAGAGGAATACGGATCGTATAGCCGTCAGAGCGCAGGTCGTTCTTGACGTGGATGATGTCCATCTCCGACGTGCCCATGTACGGGGCAAAGCCGGACTCGCGGACATACGACTTCATGAAGTCCCGCTGCCATTTGGTCAGCTCGAGACCGGAAAGAACGGTGGTTTCCATTTAGGTTGGTTCCCGTGATGGCTGATTAGCCGCCGGGACGCGCGAACACGGAATCGGCGGCGGTCTGCGGATCGAGATGCCCCCCCTGGCGCCCTGTCGGCGTGCCGTTCGCCAGCGTTCCGGGGAACGTCGGCCGCGGCTGTCCGCCACCGGCTTTGAGTTCGGCCAGCACCTTCTGGCGCTCCTCCTCACGGATGCGCTTCTCGTAGCTGTCCACGTCACTGCCGATGCGGGTCAAAGCCTCCTGACGCTTGTAGGCGTCGATCAGCTCGCCGTAGGGATCGCGGGCGTTGAGGAAGAAATGCTGTGCCGCGCCGGTCTGGATCGCCCACTGCTGGGCTTTCTGGACCAGATCATCGCCGAACTGGCGACGCGCCCAGACCTCGCTCATGTTGGCGATCTGGTCGCGGACCTGAAGCTGCATTGCCTCCTGCTGCCGCTGGATCTGCGTCTGCTGGAACCGTGCCCACCCTTCCGGGTCGACATAGGGGTCCGGCATCGCCTCCTGCTGCGGCTGCGCCTGCTGAGGGGGGCGCTGGTACATCTGCTGAAACGCCTGCATCTGGCCTTGTAGGGCCGCCAACTGGCGCTCGGCCTCTTGTCGCTTCTGACGCTCACTCTGAAGCTCAGGCAGCGGGATCAGGCGCGGCTGTTGCTGGGGCGGCGTCTCGGGCTGCGAGGCTTGCGGCGGCGGCTCCGGCTGTGCCGGCTCTGCCTGCTGCGGCTCGTCCACGGGCTGGTTATGGACGGACGTGAACCGTCCGGCCTCGTCCCGCGGCTGGGCTGCCTCCGGTGCGACGGGCTCCGCACCGCTGTCGTGGCTGTCCTCAACGTCGTCGCGTGCGAACACGCTGTCGAAGCCCTCATCGGGCCTGCCAGTATCAGTCTGCATGTTTCCTGCTGTCCGCTTTATCGTAGCTGGTCACGGGATCGTCGCTTTACGCCCGACGTGGCGAGGTCGCGGGATTACGCGCCCGCAATCGCGAGGAACGCCGGTTGAGCCGGCGAGGCTACGCACGTGGTCTGCTTACTGGTCCTTGCGATACCCGTCGGCATCGCGAAGCTTGTCGATGATGTCCTGATCGCGCCCGACGACACGGGCGGGGCGGGTCTCGCCGGTCCTGGCATCCGTCAACGAGATGCCGTCCAGCGCCTTGCGCGTCTCCGTGGCGCCGTCCGCGCCGTAGCGGATCCACTGGTAGATTTCCTCGGCGCGGGTCATGAGCGCGTCACCCGACAGCCCTTCCTGGCGAGCGGCCTCCAGCGCCTTGAGCCTCAATTCCTCATGCAACATCACGCGGCTTCCTTTTCCTTGGCCGACTTGGCCTTGTGCTAGAGCATCTTCCGGTCGTGCTCGGCCTGGCGGTCCATGCGCTCGAGCTCCATCCGATGCTTCTCCTGCTCGAACTGGAGGCGCGTTCGGTCGGCGTCAAGCTCCATGATCTTGAGGTTGCGCTGTGTTTCGGCCTCAAGCTGTTTCTGCTCGAGGTCGAGCTGCTTGAGCTGGAAGTCGGCGCCCTTCAACTGCATGTCCGCCTGGAACTTCATCTGATCCTGCTGCGCCTTGGCCTGCATCTGCTGCATTTGCGCCTCGGCCTTGATCTGCTCCGGCGGCGGGCCTTGCGGCTGCGTGGCCTGCATCGCCTCGTCGATCATCTTGAGCAGGCGATCCTTGTTGTTCACGTTAGACAGCTCGATGAGCAGCTTGCCCGCCGGCGAGAATGCCGCCTCGCCCATGCTCGAGAAGTGCTGCATCAGCTCCTCGTTCATGACGATGGTGTCGGGGCCTTCATCGAGGATGATGTCCACGTCGATCTGCGCGACCACGTTCTGAGCCATGATCTGGCCCGTCATCGGGTCCATCTCGTACTGGTTCATGCCGACGAACTGCACCGCGTTCTGGTCGTCCGTGATGCGTATCCACTTCTCACCCTGCCAGGCCTGACGGATGCGGCTCCACATCTTGCGATAGCAGCGGAGCTTCCAGTCGCGCTGGCGCTCGAATACCGGCGAAAGCTCGGTCATGCCGCTGTCGCGCTGAGCCAGAAGCGCGCGGCCCGATGCACCGTCAACGCCTTCGCCCTGACCGACCAGCCCAGGGTTCGGGCCGTAGTTTTCCATCTCGGACAGCGCCATCGAATGCCGCTCGGCCTCGCCGCGCATCTCGACGGTATCGTCAACAAGGCCGATGTCCTCGCCCCATTTCGTATGGGCGGCGATCTTGATCTTGCCGTCCGGGCGAGCGATCGACTGCGAGAACTCGTCCACATCGTCAACCGCGCCTTCCTTGTAGAAGAACTGGCGGGTGCTCAGGCGATGCAGGAACTTGGAGGCGCTGTAATTGATCTCGTCCTGAATGCTCTTGAGCGTGCGGACGAGGCCGTAGCGGTCGCCGCGCTCATCGACGTAGGGCGACCACGCTTCATAGGGGCAATCGGGCGTGTTCTTCTCGCCGGTGTAGGGCGACCAGCCCTTTTCGAGCTCCACCTCGCCCGTGAAGAAACAGAAGTACCAGCCGAAGCCCTGCATGTGCGGCGCGAGGCTGCGCTGCTCCCAGAACTCGACCACGCGGACGCGCCGGCCCTCGAAGTCGCCCCACTGCTCCTGACGATCGTGCTCGATGATGGCCGACGACGTTCCCGCCTCGGCGTCCATCATGCTTTCGAGCGCTTCGGCCGCATGGCCCCACCGCTCCTTGGCCTCGTCGATGTCGAACCAGAGATGCAGGCCCAGGTAGCGGGCATCGCTTAAATCAGGCTGGATCGATCGCGGGTCATAGAAGAAGCGATCGACCGGGACGTGACGGATGGCCGGATCGCTGCCCTCGATGCCGATGAACGCCACACCGATGCCGCTCACCAGAGCGTCGTGCATCACGTCGGACGAGATTTTTTCCCAGCGGCTCTGGTCGCAGACGTAGCGCAGACCGGCCGTGGCCACGTCGGCGTCCTTCTCGTGCTGCGGCGTCCGCGGGTAGGCCTTCGGGTCACGACGCAGGCGCTGCTCGGTGCCAACGAGAAAGTCGATCTTGCGCTTGATGCGGTTGCGCACCGTCGCCTGCTGGCCGCGGCGTTTCAGGCGCTCGACTTCGATGTCTGTCCACTGCTTGTCGTGGTAATACTTCCGCGCCTCGCGGGCTTCCTCCTGCTCCTGCCGCTTGTTGGTCTCGTAGGCACGAAACCAGCGGCGCTTGCGGTGGAGGCCGGGCTCGTCCTTCTTGTCGGCGACAGAGCCGGTCACGGCGTACGACTGCACTTAGACCCTCCAGCTCTGTTCGCTTGACTGGCTTGCACGGCGATAGCCGTCCGATGGCGTCTTCTTGACCTGCGGCGCCTTGCGCACCCAAGGACGCGACATGCAGGCATAGCGCCACTCATCGCCGGCGTGGTCTTCGCCGTCCGAGTCGATATCCTCGGGTCTGTCCTTGTCGTGCTGCAGGGCTGGGATCGTCCTGATGCTGTCATGGCACGTCGAGAACGTGACCAGCATGGGGTGCCCATCCTCATCGCCAACGAGCCTGCCGCGCATCTGGTCCCAGCCACCCATGGCGCCGCGCTGAGACACGCGCGCATTGTCAGCCGGTCGGAACGTGACCTTCTCTCGCGCCATGGCCTGAGCAATCGACTCGCCGCCGTCTTCTGCGAACGCTGCCGGGTCGAGCACGCGATAGCTGAGCTTCACTGTGTCATTGACCTCGCGTTCCTTGATGCCGCGCGCCACAGCGTCGGCGTGGAGCTTTAGGCCTTCGTTCGGCTTCTTGGCGCCGTACCATTCACGGTAGCGGACAAGGCAGCCACGCGGGATCTGGACGCGGTGCCCACCGTCGCGCGCCTCCACCGTGATCGGGTCGGAGGCGACAGCCCACCAGCCGAACGAGAATGGCTTGGCTGAGCCCCAATCGCCCGACATGAAACGCAGCCAGTGCGCCGGGATCTCGAACGGCCGCACAATGTGCCGCTGAGGAGCCCAACAATCGAAGAAGGCTCCCTCGATCACGTCCCAATTGCCATAACGCATGGCCTGCACAAGCGTCGCCGACCCGAGCCCTTGCAGGCGCATCTCATAGCCAGGATCATCGACGCTCATGCTCGGGTTATCCTCGAGCAACGCCGGAATGAACTGGCGCATCATGCCGCCTTCCTCCGGCGCGGCCTGGTAGACCTCATAGGAGCCGCGGTCCACGAACGTCGCCTTCACCCAAAGATGTCCGATGTTGCCCGGGTTGGCGCCGGCCAAAATGCGGGGGAAGCGGCCAGCGTAGTTTGCCGGCACGGTAAGCCCCACCATGCGCACGCGATTGCGCAGGAAGCGGTACATGCTCTCGGTGAAGTGCGTGAGCTCATCGACCAGCAGGACGTGGATCTCGGCGCCCTGGTACTTGTAGATGTCCTTCTCGTCCTTGCAGTGGCAGAGGTAGATGCGGCTGCCGTTCCAGAACCGGATTTCGTCGTCCACGATCTTGACGAAGCCGCACATGACCCACCCGGCGAGGATGGCGCGAAAGCCTTTTGGGCCTTCCATGTGGTTCTTGATGAGATCGTCACGGATGCGGCGGAACAGATAGACCTGGAGCCCTGAGACAGCCGCGCACCATGTGATGGCGGCAACGCGCATGAGATGGGACTTTCCGCCTCCAGCCGCACCGCCATAGAGGATTTCAGTCGCGGCGCTGTCAAAGGCGATGGATTGCTTGGCGTGCAACTCAAGGCTGAGTTCATTGTGCCTTGACGACATTCAGCACCGGAACCATGGCGTTACCGTCTGGGTCGGTGAAGCCTGTTTCACTCTTGTCGCGCCACTTATCTTTGCGACGGTTCTTGAGCCAGAAGATCGCGGCTGCCGTGTCGGCTGCTACGCGCTCACGGATGGGAGCGTAAACAGGCTCCAACGCGCCGGCCGGCATGAACACTTTCACGGCGTCCTGCTCATAGCCGATCGCCTTCTGGTACAATGAGCGCTCGACGCGATCGTCTGCGATCTCACCCGCGCTTTTTATGGCCTCGCGAAATTCAGGGTGCGCCGCCTTCCATCGGTAAAGCGTGGCAATATTTACCTCAAAGAAGTCGGCCAGTTCCTGATCCGTAAAGCCATGTTCGCAGAGAGGTACAACCTGCTTTGCGAACTCCGGCTTGTACTTCGTGGGTCGGCCGCTCTTGGTGTCCGGCATGTGTTACACGTAGTCGCTGATCAAGAGGCCTTCATCTCCATAGCGGAGCGTCTTCCTGACCCTGATGGTGAAGGGGAAGACGTTGGAGGCGCTGGTTGTTGCCTTCAGGGTGATTTTGCCGTCGTCAGACGGGTTGGAGATGGTGAGCGTTACGTTGGGGCTCGAGGTGCTGGCGGTTGCTGTGCAGCCCTCTGCCGTTGCTGTGGCTGTGCTGATCGTCTCACCGCTATTCAGGAACTCGGAGAAGTTGACCGTGAGCGTGTCCACTTGATCGGGGTCCATGAGGATCAACGGCTCTCCGGTGTTGTCCCTGCGGACGTTGCGGAGGGCCGTGATGCCTCTTTGGGCAATGCCGATGTAATGGCGGGTCACGCTGCTGCCAGTCTGCGGAGGTCGTTAGCGCATGCCAGCTCTCCGAGAGTCTGTGAGCGGGCTACGGGCCTGGGGTACGCGCGAGTAGCAGGCACCTCGGGGGAGGTGGCCGAGGGGCGATTGCCGGACTGCTCGCCAACGGGTTGGGTGATTGATGTGACGATGCTGCTGCTGACGGCCATCAAGACAGGCCATGCAGCGACAAGCGTGACGACCGACGCAAGCACAGCGACGATGATTGCCGTTGCAACGCCAGTGCCCTCGTTCGCAGCCGTGACCATTGCGGCGTCAGGATCGGCAGCCAGGTTGAAGCTGATCAGCTTCGCATAAAGCGTGCTTTGGTTTGCCGTGCTGGAGATGCCAGCGTCAGTGCCGGCCAGATCGGCACGGAGCTTGGCCAACACCTTTTTGGTCGCGTCAATGCGCTGCGTCAGGTCGGAACTTTGCTCAGCAACGGCAATCTGCCCCTGAATGCTGGCGATCTGATCCTGAATGGCGCGGCACTTGCGGCCACAGCCACCGAGACGGCTCTCAGAGGCTTCGGCGGCTTTCAGGCCCTCTACCTGCTTGCGGAGACCGTCAGCCGTTACCGTCGCCGCCCATGCGTTCTGCTCAAGCAGGCTAGCGAGCTGCCCCTCGAACAGATTCAGGCTGCGCTCGCTTTCCTCGATCTTGGACTGACGGCCGGCATAAGTGGTCTGCTGCACCTTAGCCGACTGCACTTCGCCCATGCGGTTGGCGGTGCTGACACCCATATTGGACCAGCAATTGAAGGCGAAGGCCAGCGCCCAGGCAAAGCCTAGTCCGCGGGACATCCACGCCCAGCCGATGCGATTGAAGAACACGACGAAGACAAGCAGGATGCCGCTTGCAAGGCTCACAGCCGCGTAGATGATGGCCATCTCGGTGGCGATCGACCAGCCGAACTTAGCGCTGAGCCACATATCGCCTGCCATCAGCAGAACGCCGAGAACGCTGAACCACCGGAAATAGGATTTCAGGCCGTCGGGGATCTGCATCGTCGTGCTCCTCACTTCAGGAGGTCAAACTTCATGCGCACGCCAACGCGGATCGTGTCGCTCTCGGGGTCGATGTTGGCGCCGAGGGCGGTCTTTCTCTCGTCGAAGCTGGTGTGCGACCACTCCACGAAAGCCGTGAGGTTCTCGACGGCGATGTCGATCTCCAACCCGGCGCCGTAGGTGATGCCGGTCGGGTCGATCTCAAGGCCGGGGTAGGAAACCTCGGTGCCGCTGATGCCGACGAGGCCATAGACGAGCGTGCCGGGGTTGATCTTGACGCCGGCGCGAAGGGCAACGGTCCACATCTGGTCGATGTCGATGGATCCGGTGCCGAGCGTGGAATGCACGTCCATAAGCTCGTAGCGGGCAAGAGCGCCGATCACCGTGGAGCCGATGGCGTAATCGCACCCCAAGCCCACGCCGCCCTGCAGGCCGCTGGCGGTGACGGTGACGGGGCCGGTGAGATCCGTCGAGGTGGCCGAGGCCGTCTTCCCGGCGCTCAGTTCGCCGTAGCAGGTGACGCCAGCGACAGCAGGCGCGGCAGTGAGAGCCACGCCAACGAGCGCGGCGGCGATGGTGCGCAGCATTTGGGTGGTCTCCTAGTGGACTGCTACGGAGGGCATCGGGTCAAGGGCGCGCTCGTCTTCCAACTCGGAGACGAGCAAATACGCGTCGTTGATGGCCTGCTGGAGCCGGCGGGCCATTTGGGTGGCGCTCACACCGAACTCGTCGCCGTAATGAAACAGGTCTAAAATGGCGAGATCGATCTCGTCCTGGTCCATCACTGCGTCGCCTGAGCCTCTGCACGCTTCGCCAACCATTCTTCCAGTTGGCGCGCGCGGAGTTTGCGTTCGTACTCAAGCACCTGCGCCCGTGTGGCGTACTTGCCCGGCATCTCTTCTTCTTCAGGCGTGCGGTCCGGGCACAATGAGGAGATCTGCGTCTTCACGTTGCGAAGCTGACTTTCCAGGTCGGCTTTGCGGCGCTCCAGTTCGTCAAGCTGCACATCGACCGGGAGAACACGCTCGGGCTTACCCTTGCGCCGAGGCTCGAAACAGACGAACTGGCCAAACATGCGTGTCGCCGCAGCCCTATACGCTTGATGCGCGGCATAGGCGCTCTCGAACGTGCCGGGGATCTTCTGGATTTTCCCGTTGACGACAATGCTAGCGACCCATCGGCCGCTCTTCGTTTGCTGCACGCCCTTGTAGCCGAAGTTGGCATCTTTCGGCCTGCGGTTCTGGGCATTCTGCCGAGCGGTAGCGGGCCGAAGATTGGACCATCGGTTATCGGATGGGTCGCCGTTCACGTGGTCGACCTGCTCCAGCGGCCAGTGACCGCACATCCACATGAAAGCGAGCCGGTGAAGCCCAACGCTGCGACCGCCGCACTGGACACGGAGATAACCGTTCGGCGTGGGCGTCCCAGCAGCCTTACCCGTCGCCTTGTCGGTGAAAACACCCGTCTCTGGGTTGTAGTCGAACCGCCCTCGCACCTCCGCTTGGGAGATGACAGGGTCAATTGCTTTGGGCACTTCTCTTCAGACCCCTCAAAGGTCGCCCGATTCTCGAGCCCCTCATCGGCGGGGGCGTCGGCGGGCTGGGTGCGCGAAGGCTGCCGTGAACAAAATCGAGCATACAATGCGGGCGGCGCGCGTCATCGTCCGTTACGAATCGCTATAGACGATATTGCGCCGTTTGTCAGTCACTTTTCAGCCACGGTTGTGGATGGAGGGCTACTGCGCCCGCCCTTTGTCCTCTCGTGCGCCTCAAAGCAGCCGTCGACACCAAACAGATAGACCGTCGCCATTCTAGGTCCTCCACCGCTCGGGCCACTGCTGCGGCGGCAGCCGTTCCATTGCTTCAGCCAGGGCGACGACCCAATCGGGGATCGGGTAGCGCCCCTTCATCCATCTGGAGACGTGCTCCTCAGAGACACCGACGACGTGCGCCAGCCGTCTCTGGCTTCCGGCGCACTGGATTAGAAGGGACAGGGCGTGTTCGTTTGACATGCCGCTATCTTAAAGATTTTTGCCGCTTCGTCCATCTTTTTTGATGCTGCGTCGTTTTATCGCTTGACGTGACATCAATCATGCGCTACATTCCAACCATCGACGGTCGTCCCGCGGCGGCTCTAACCGGCCCAGCACCGCAAACCGCACCCCGCCCAAAGGGCCAGCTCTCTGGCACCTCGGCGGACCTGACTACCTGACAGTCCATTGCCCCGGGCCGCGATATGCGGTGGCCGGGGCTTGGGCGTGCAAGCAACGGAGAGAGACCTATGGACGTAGCTTTCAAGTCTGCTCCCTACCCCGCCTACACGACTGCCCACCTCGAAGCTGAAATCGCAGCCGGGCGCGGCAATCCCAAGATGGTCGCAGAAGTCGCTAGGCGGCACGCGGTCAAGGCTGGCGATGTTAGCCAGATGACGGCGGGCGAACGGCTCCGAGCCGCGCGCAAGAACTAACCCTTCCCGGCTCCCCTTGCGAAAGCGAGAGGGAGCCGAAGGGCGTAGGGGGGACCGAACATCCTCACATAGAGCGGGCCGCAACGGTGTTGGAGCACCGAGGCGGCCCTTGATCCAACCCCGACATCACCGGGAGTTAGACCCTATGTCTACCACTACCACCGTGCGGTCCTGGGGCGCAATCTGCCTCGGGATCTTCTTCGCTCTCGTCACCGCTTACGTGCTGTTCTCGGACGTACTCGGCGGCGCGGCGATCACCACAGGCCATGTCCTGGCGCTGGCGGCCCTCGTGGCGGCCATTGCATCAGGCCACATGGCCGCTCCTGCGCTCCGGACCGGGGCCATCATCCCCGGCATCATGCTCGTCATGCTGTTCGTCGGAGGGACCGGCTACGTTGTCGTCTCGTCCGGCGCCAGAAACGCCGAGCAGGCCGGCAGCAAGGCCGCTGCGATCGAGGCCGCGAACAAAACTCGAGCGCACGAGGAGGAGCTGCTTGCCAAGGCCGAGGCAATGCTCGCCGAGGCTCAGGCCGACATGGCACGGGAGTGTGCCAGCGGTCGCGGCAAGCGCTGTCAGGGCCGCGAGGCGACGGTCAACGTCTACGCGGCTGCCATTAAGGGCCACAAGGCAACGCTCGCGGCGCTGCCTGCCCCACAAGCCCCGAGCGGGTACAGCCACGCGGCGAAAGTCCTTGCGTCGTGGGGCCTGCATGTGACGGACGACTGGCTCGCCCTGAACATGCCGTTCGTGACGGTGCTCATCACCGAGCTCGGCACGATCGCGTTCCTGCATCTGGGCCTCGGCCACAAGAGGCGTCCTCGGCTCGTCCCGGCCCTGCCGGCCAACGATCCGCTGCCGCCCGCCGAGGCGCCGGTTGACCCCGTGATCGACTGGGTGAGAGAGTTCCGCCGGGTGCATGGGCGGAACCCGCAGATCCCGGAGGTGCAGAAGCGGTTCCCGCGACTGCCCAAAACCACGGCATGGCGGAGAGCCACCGCAGCCTGAACCGAGCCTCGGCGGGAGCGATCCCGACCGGGGCTTTTTTGTTTTCAGCCTCGGTTCCATGGGTTCCACGCGGTTCCACCCGGTTCCAGTTTCAGTTCCACCCGGTTCCAAGTGCCCTGTTCATGCGGGTTTGCCGGTTCCACGAACCCGCGCCGTTACCGACGCGGGTTCCTCTTGTCTCGCACACGCGGGACTTAGGTTTTACTCGGCGGGATGCGTCTGTAGGCCATGCTATGCGGCCTCCAGATGGTCGGCCGACACAGGAACCTCGCAGAGCTTTCCGAGCATGTGGATCTCCGTGATGATTTTCCCGCGTTCGATACGCCGGACAACGCCCTCGAGCGCGGCGAACGCACCGCGCCGAATGGCGACTGAATCACCGGGCCGCCAGCGGACGCCGCGATGGCGCTCGACGGGGCGGGACAGCAGCTCGATGGCGTCCACCTCACGCTGCGCCAAGCGGGCCGGCCGGCCGTTAAACATGATCGCGCCCTTGATGTCCCGGACGGCGGCGACCGTCGGCCAATGGCTGTCAGGCACGGCCGCGAACACGTAGCCGCGGATGATGGGCGACTTCCGGATGGTCTCGCGGCCCCTGCCGAAGCGGGACACGTCGAACTCGACGGGCACGTAGGCAGAGAGCCCGAGTCTGTGCAACTCGTCCCTTGCACGAAATTCGCGGCACGGGGCGGATCGAAGTATGGTCCAGGTCAATGAGTGCCTCGCAGTTGTGATCTGGTACGCAGGCACGGGGGAATTGGCGTCTACTGCTGACCTCTTGCTCTGATGGCGGCGGCGATGTCGCCCGCATCTGTCGCTCGCGTCAGATATTGTGCTGCCACCTGCGGCGTAGCCATGTACGGTTCGCTCGCTTTTGCCAGTTCGGTTGCCCATTGCTCCGCGATCTTGGCGCAGGCCTCACGCTCGGCGGCGATGGCCTCGTCGAACGCCGCCTCTGTCAACTCATGCTCATGCACGACGCGGCCAGATCGCCGTGCTTTATCCATCGCGGTGATCAATCTCTCCGCCATAATCCTCGCCTTAGTCATGCGCGGTCCTCCGCCACCAACTCAAATTGATCGCCAAGAGGCGTGCGAGGCACCGCACCTTCGATGCGGCGTATTTCTCCATAGCGCAGGAGAGCGCAAAGACAGTCCGCAACGCCTGCCGAGCTGGACCAGCCCATCTTCTGCCCGATGGCCTTTCTGCTTGGCCAGCAGTCATTTTCAGCTATGTGCTCTCGGATGAATGACAACACTGCATGCCTCTGCTTGCGCTTGCTCATGCCTTCCTCGCCTTCTCGCGGTTGGCCTCGGGCATGCCTTTGGTCTCGTCCTCCAGCCACGCATTGTATTCGGCAATCAAAGCGGCCCGCCAATCTACCATTCCGTCCAGCATAACGATGCGTTCAGCTTGCTTTACTGCGTGCTTATCCCAAACAACGCGGCCTTCGCCTTCTTCGTCGTCCCACACCAATACTGCAATCGGAATATCGTGCTTCCGCAACCTTGCCTTGATCATGGCCTAATCTTTCTCTGCTCTGGTCGGAAAATGGTCGGAAATTCACCGACCAATTCCGACCAGTCACGTCGCTTTCGATCGAGCCCTGTTGGCCTTGAGGCCCTTCTCGACGCGGGCAGCCTTGAGAGCCTTGCCCTTGCGGAGAGGGGCGGGGGTGGAATCCTTCGGCTTGAACTTGCCGTCCTTCACGGTGCCTTTGACGCGGGTTGCCATGCTGGCCTCGTTGATGATGTCGATCAGTTGGTCGGCCCGCCGGCATTCGGCCTCGGTAAAATACGGCAGGCACTCGTGCATGCGGGCCAACTCGCGGCGAGCGCTGTCGGCGTCGATCACAGCTTCCCTCCCCGATAGAGCCACCAAGCCCCGCAGAGCCACGCCAGAGCCTGCTCTCCCGTCTGAGGCAGGAAGCTGGCCCGGACGCCAAACTTTGCCGCCACGGTGCCGGCAATGAGCACCAGCAGGGCAATGCCGACGATGGTGGTGATGATGGACGTAACTTGGCTGATGATCTGGCCGACGTTGAGGTTGGCGTTCACCGGCTATCCCCCTTGAGCTTGGTATCGATCGCACCGTCCACGGGCTGGATGCAGGGGCGGGCGATGATGCGGCAGGTCCACTTGTGGCCGTCGGAGATGCCGGTGTTTTTCGCCGCCGCCTCGAGGTTGCGATCGAGCCAGCTCTCCCCGAACGAGCTGCGGAAGCACTGCTTGACGAGGCCCGACCAGTCGGAATTTTGAATGTCCGCGTACATGGAGCCGTAGCGGACGGCCACGGCCTTCATCCAGCCAAGCTGGGCGTCGTTCCACGCGCGGTCCTGGCTGCTGTGGTCACGAGAGATGTTCTCCACGGCCGGGCAACAGCCGCCGTGACAATCCCGCTTGTCGATCTGGACCATGCGGATGGTGACGCCGTAGACGCGGGCCTCGGGGTGCTCGTCCTTGACGACCTTCGGCGCCGGCTTGGGCTTCGGCGTGTGCCGCTTGACCGGGCGCGGCTTGGCCCGGTGCTCGACGTGATGGCCCTGCCTGATCGTCTGGCCTATCCAGCGCTGGTCGTAGTCGTAGGCGGCCACTGGAGACGCGAGACACACAGCGGCAAGGGCGATTGCTATCCTCATGACGCAGGCTCCTCACAAATCCCATCCGACGGCGGGAGATAGGGACCGAGGCAGGAGGCTTCCAAGATCCTCGGCGTGTCGAAAGCCCTTTCGGCCGTCACCACCTTGCCGGCGCTGACCTCGCTCTCCGTGAGCTCGCAGATCATGCGGGAGACAGGGACAGGGCCAGACTCGCCGGTTTCCAGAACGGCCCACAGGAGCCAGATTTCGAGATTCATGCCGCCCCCATAATGTCGAGCAACGATCCGCCGGCCGACGCATCCTCGGCGTCGGCAATGAACCGGCATGCCTGCCGCCAGTAGCTTTCCTTTAACTCGAACCCGATGAACTTTCGGCGCGTCCGCATGGCGACAACGCCTTCAGACCCGATCCCCATGAACGGGGACAACACGACATCGCCCTGGTTTGACCACAGCCGGATGGCTCGCTCGATCAGCGGCAACTGCAACGGGCAAATATGCTTCTCATCTTCCTCGCATCGCGCCTGCCGGCCATTCAAGACGTCAGTCTGGTTGATATCCATCCACACGGGGCTGGCCCACTTCTGCCAGATATCGACAGGGATATCCTGTGTCGAGTGCTCGATTGGCTCGGGATTGTCGCCGGGCTTCCGAAACACCAGCAGATAGTCCGCCATGCCGGCCCGGCTCATGGCGCTGTCTTTTTTGAGCTGCTTGTAGAGTAGACCGATGGCTTTCGTGCGCTGCATCTCAACAACAGGGTCCTTCCAGATCGTGATGCGCGAATGATAGATAAACCCTGCATCCTGGTGCGCGCGCACGATGTCGTCGGAAAAGCCCTTGAGGCCGATATATCCGTCTTTCCCTTTGCGGGCAGGTAGATCCGTGCAGTGTACCGCAGTCAACCTCCCCGGTTTCAGGACGCGCATTTTTTGCGCGATAACATGCCCGTACTGCTCGAAAAAAGCGCTGTCAGAGACGTTGTTGCCCATATCGGCAGCGCTATCCGAATAGACGAAAAGATCCGAGAATGGCGGCGAGTATATCGAGAACCCGACGCTGGCGTCGGGCAGATCAGACATGCCCATAACGCAATCGCCATGAATCGCCGAAAATGTCTTGCCGTCGGCTTGATTGATAATGGTGTTCATGCTGCGCTCCCCTCGATCCAAGATGGAATGATGACGTTCTTTGTCGGCGTGTACGGCTTCCGTGGCTGGTGCACGTTAACCGCGCGGCTCATGGCACCGCGCATCTCGTTCTTCATGCGGTCATGATCGCCGCTCTTACGGCTCACCACGTCCCATATTGCCTTTTCCGTGTCCCCCATGGCGACATGGACGTGCACTGGCCGCGTCTGGCCGAACCTCCACGATCTCCGAATGGCCTGATAAAAGCTCTCGTAGCTGAACGATAGGCCAACAAATGCCTGCCTCGCGCAGTGCTGCCAGTTGAGACCGTATCCGGCGATACTCGGCTTGGTGACGATCACGCGGGCCTTGCCGAGACTGAACGCGACCAGCCTCTCCTCCTTTACGTCGGCACGCATGGAGCCGCGCACTTCCATCGCGTCCGGGATGCGGTTCGTGAGTGCATCAGCCTCATAATCGGTGTCGCACCACACGATCCACGGCTCGTCGCGCTCTGCGGCAACCATGGCAGCGATCCTGTCCGCCCGCGCATCAACCGTCATACGCTTCTCGCGATGGATTGACGTCGCACTGGTTTCTGGCATGCGCAGAAGCCGCGCCTGGCCGTCCTTCTCCTCGCCAGCATCAACCGAACGATCAACCTCTACTACGTGCTGGTGCATGACGAGATCGGGCAAAGAGAAATTACCATCATCGAAACCGATATCTGACGGCTTCGAGATGCACCGCGACCAGCTCGCGACCCAATCCCAGAAGGGGCGCACAGCATGCTTCTTTAGACGCCAGTCTTGACTAGCCGTGCTGGTGTCGTTGATGAACCACTGGGCCAGCATTTCCATGGTCCGCATGATGCCAAGGAACTCCGCGTGCTGGCCAAGCTCGGTATGATCGTTCGGCGCGGGCGTAGCGGTGCACGCGAGCTTGAAAGGCGTATCCGCAAATGCGCTCATGAGCGCTCGCGTCGTTGCTCCCGTGAAGGATTTCAGGATGGACGACTCGTCGAGAATGACGCCGGAAAAACTAGATGCGTCGAATTTTTCCAGCCGCTCGTAGTTGGTGATCCACACACCGGCCCCACTCACATCCTCTGGTTCGCGGATGTAGCGGGCCGCGATGCCGAACTTCTCCGCCTCCCGTTGATGCTGTGGACCGACAGCCAGAGGCGCCAGCATCAGGACCGGCTTATTCGTGTGCTCGACAACGACGCGCCCCCATTCGAGAGCGCACAGCGACTTGCCGAGGCCCGTGTCGAGAAACATCGCAGAGCACCCGGCGCGCAGTGCGAACTCCGTCGAATGTCTCTGATGCGGAAACATCTCATCAGCCAGGCGTGGGACGCGCGCCATGCCACGCGGCGAAAATGATGCGTTTTTTCTTTCCAGAAGATCGATGTAGTTGCTCATTGCCCCTTGGCCTCCCATTCCTGCTTGCGTTTGCGGATCTCGCAGAAGGCCTCGAATGTGGCCCTTGCGCGCGGGATACCGCCGTCGATCTCCTTGATGGCGGCGCGCTCCTCGAACTCATAGCGCCAGTCTTCGGACCATTTCTGCGCCGCGAGGCGGGCGTCGTGGGCGAGCTTCTCGAAGTCGGCCATCATTCATCGCGCTCCCCGGTCTGGCGGCGGGATTGCTCGGTGAGGCGGGCCAAGCCTTCCCGCGTCATGTGCAGGCCCTTGTTGGGGCTGTTGCGCTGCATGTCGTAGAAGCTTCCGGCGCTGGCATCGACCGGCCGAGGCGTCGGCTCTTGGCTCGTCAGCGTCAGCTTGGCTTTGAGATCAGCGACCAGTTTGTCGGTTCGTGCTCTTGCCTCCGGCGACACTTCGCGCCGCTCAATCTGCTCATGCTCAGCCGGCACATGGGGCCGGCGGTGGCGCGCAGCGTCGGCCAACGCCTTCCGCGTCTCGGCCAGAAGTTCTGCCGGCTTCGGCCAGAACGTGCTCGAGGCGATCAGCTTGTCGGCAGCCTTGCGCAGCGCGGCCTCATCGTAGCCGTCCATGCAGCGGGCATATTCTTTGAGAAACAGGTCCGGATCGGTCGTGCGCGGCTCGCCAAATACGGCCATAAACCGGGCAATGATCTCCTGCGAAATCGACATCAGGCGCACTCCTTGGCTGCGGCATCACGAAGGGCATCGGCAAGGGTTCGCTTGCCGGTCTGCTGCGGTCCTGCCCGCTGCGCTTTGGCGCGCGTAGCCTCGTAGCGAATGGTCTGGTCGTGGCGCTGGCCGGCGATGCGAGCGAGCTGGCTTGAGACCTGCGCCGACAGGGGGCGGGAACTGTTCGGCTGGATGAAACCGGCAACCTGCAGCAAGGCGAGGTCGAGCCGGTTCTCGTCGCCGTCGAACTTCTCGAGCCATTCGGCTCTCGTCCCGTTGACGAGGACGATGCGCTCCCCGTCCATGCGAACACCGCCGTCGTGGTGGTGAGCTCCGTGGCCGATCGCTTCCGACCAGAATTTGTGAGAGTTCGCGCGCCCGCTAACCCCTTTCGTCGACTTAGGAGCCGACTTACTGGAGCCGATATAAAGAGGAGTTCCGGAATTCGGAACCTCGGAGTTCCGAATTTCGGGTGTTCCGAGTTCCGAGTTTCGGGTGTTCCGATTTTCGGAACCATCGGAATTCGGAACCAGAACGAAGACCGTACTTGCTGCGTTCGGAGCCTTGTCGACTTCGATCAATCCGCGCTCGGCGAGAGCACCGCTTGCCATGCTGAATTGCGACTTGCTGAGACCGCACATAGCGCGCAATTGCTCTTGCGTCTTGCCGCGCACCTGCCGGGTGTCCTCGTCCATCTCGAGGCGGTAGGTCATGAGGACGCGAAGCTCGTTCGGCTTGAGGTCCAGGGCGAGGATGGCGCGCATCTCGTCGTACACACTCATTTCGCGGCCCTCGCCTTGATGCTGCCGAATTGCTTTGCTATCGTTTGCATAATGATCCTCCAGACGGGATCAGTTGGTTTCGAGTACCTGTCCAAGCCCCGGACAACGGATTGCCCCGGAGAGCCTAGCTCCGGGGCTTTTCTTTTTACGTTCCAAAAAGATGGCGGACGGCCTTGCCGGTGAGCGATGCCGGCGCTCTGGCGACCTCTGTCGGAACTGATGGACGGCCGACGATCCTGGCGCTGTAGGCGCGGCGGGCGTGGTCCTGGCAGTAAGGAAGGCCTGCCGACGCCTTGCAGCCGCAGAAGCCAAAACCGGGCTCTCCGGGCTCACCGACCGGCCACCGGCAATCGGTGCTCTCCAGCTCGGCGAACGTCTTGCGGGCGATGTCGGTGACTTCCTTGGGCGGCAGGGGCTCGGCGGTCAGAAGATCGGCCAGCGACTTCTCGCGCTTGTTCATCGGCGGCGCCTTTGCCTTGGAGCGGTGTCGCGTGCGGTGCTGGTGCTTGGCGGCGACGGCCTGACGCTCTGGCCTAGCCCTGCCGGCAAGCCCAAGGCGATGAGCTTTCCCGATGACGGCGTTGCGGCTTACAGCGCCGAGCTGGCCCGCGATCTGGCTGGCACTAAGACCTCTCGCCCAGAGCGTCTTGAGATCTTCGACCGCTTTATCTGTCCACATGTAACCCCCACTGTCCCAACTCGAATTTCTCCGGCGGACGGCCCGATTTGACCCCACATGATGTGCCCCCAATGGGGACCTCCTGCTGCTGGGCATCGGGCCTCTCTAGTCAGTCAGACGCCGCCGGACGCCTGCACAGGAGCGCAGCAGGAGGCTATGCCTCACGGCGAGCGGGACCGGTCACGCCCATGCGCGGCGCCTCTACACGGAGAGACCTAGAGCGCGCACATGGCCGATCCCGCTGGCGGTAGGGCCAGCAGACGCGATGCAACTGAGACTGACGCTGTACGGAGGGGACTAGGCCCGCCGACTTACGCGGCGGGCCTTACCTCGCGCGCACGGGACGGGCGAGCCTTGGGAGGGTGGCGCTCGATCCAACGCCGCACCTTGTCTATCGTGTGAGTCGTCACGTCGCGGCCCTTGCGGAGCCTCGTGACGAACGACCTATCCTTGAGCACAGCCCCGCCGAAGTCCGACGGGTTCATGCCGGAGGCCTGCAAGTAGGCCTCCACCTCAGCTAGAAATTGTTCGCGCAGGCTTGTCATGCCCCGAACGATAGTCGGATTCATGCAACGGCGCAATCTGTGTCATGAGTGCAACTGTGGATAAGTAGGAAGCATCCGATTTGTGTTGACGTGTCGTTAGCGTCCGACTAGTGTCAACTCATCACCGGGGCGCCGAACATCCTCCCCCCTTGGATGTGAGACAGCATCTCGCGGCGTCCCGGTGATGACCTCTAGGCACATGGGGCTGGGACAATGCTCGACGATATTTCCGACATGACACTCTCCGAAGTCCGGTCGTTCTTCTACTGCCGCGACGCCAAGCCCGAGGACCGGGTGGTCTACCTCGAACGGCGGCTGTCCGATCTCACCGACCTCTTGCTCAAGGAGCTGGCCGACCACGAGCGCACCCGCGACGAGCGCGACATGCTCGCCCAGAAGCTGGTGCAGCGCCCGAGCGCCACCGTGCTCGTCGGCATGATGATGGCGCGAGCGGACGAGGCCGGAGCTTTCCACGCAAGCGACATGATCGAGGTCCTGCAGACCATCGGGGGGCACGTGTGATGACCACCTTCGAATTCGATCTCGAGCTTCGAGACGGCGGTCAGGACATCGACATGCACGCTCGCGGCGTCGCATGGGTCACGCATGACGGAGTGATTGAGGAGGTCGGCCTCTACGTCTGGGACAAGCGCAACCGCACCTATGGGCCAGCGACGCGGCCCTACACGAAGGGCGGCATCTTCGATCTGGTCGCGCGCAACCTCTATGAGCAGATGCCCGACGCCATCGAGCGGGCCGCCGGCGAGCACGAGCCGGCAACGACGTTCTGGCGGCAGGCTGACAGCCTCATGCTGCCGATGCACCGATAATCAGATTGGCGACGCCTGAGGGCCGTTGTTGCGGGGGCAACGGGCGGCGCCGACCGGCGGGGGCTGGCGGGATAGTTGCGGGGACCAGCCCCCGCCATTTCGAGTGAAAAAATGATCAGTCCTGTTGAGTGGCTTTTCTGGGCTTTCGTTTGTGTGGTCGTTTCGGTCGCTCTAGGCGCGGCCATAGCGTGGATGGAGATAAAACGATGACCGGGGCAGGCAATGGACATCAGACGCAGGAACTGGGAAGCGGCTCTGATCTGGAGCACGGCGCTCCTTCTGGTGAGCGTGACGGCGGTCGGGCTCTCAGCAGCGGCGGCAATGGTGGTGGACGCGGTGTTGCGCTGAGGACGGGCGGCGTCATAGCCGGCATCGTACCGGGCAGCATTGAAGAGGTGTTCCGGCTGGCCAAAGCCGTGGCGGCGAGCGGCCTCGCCCCGCGCGACATGGCGAGCGCCGAAAAGCTGACGGTGGCAATCCTCCACGGGCTCGAGATCGGCATTCCGCCGATGATGGCCATCAACAAGATCGCCGTCGTCAACGGCAGGCCCACGCTCTGGGGCGACGCCATCCCGGCGATCCTTTGGAGCAAGGGGTTTAAGATCATCGAGGAGATCGGCACGGGACCGGGCGGAAAGTTTGCCGAGTGCACCGTGATCCGGCCGGGCGGCGAGAAGATCATCCGCACCTTCACCCAGGCAGACGCCACGACGGCAGGACTCTGGGGCAAGCAGGGGCCATGGAAGCAATACCCCGACCGCATGCTACAGATGCGCGCCCGCGGCCTCGCCGCTCGCGACGGCGCCGCCGACGTGCTGGCCGGCATCTACATCGCCGAAGAGATGCAGGACGTGCAGGAGCGCACGTCGAACGACCTCATGGACGAGGCGCCGGCGAGCACCATGCGCAAGTCGAGCTCGCAGGCGAAGCGGGACGGCGACGACGTGGCCTTCAACGAACTACGCGGCGCCGTAAGCGGTGCCGACACGCTGGCCGATCTGGAGGCTATCGAGACGCGCAACGCTGACCTGCTCAACACGCTGCCGCACGGCTGGGCGCGCATCCTCGCCACGGAGATCAACGATCGCCGGCAAGAGCTGCAGGAACTCACCGTGGAGGCCGAGTGATGGGCACCATCCCTCTCGACGCCGCATGGCAGGCTCATGAGCAGGCCTGCCGTGATCTGCAAATCGCCCTCGATGCCGCCATGGCCTCCGACGCGGTGAGCGATCGCCTCGCCATGGCGACGTGTCTAACAAGCCTCCGCTACATCGAGGCCAACGGGCTCACGGATGAGGGCCGCAAGCGGCTCAGGACGGCGATTGCCGCCTGCCGCTCAGCCATGGGGATCGAGCGATGAACATCCGCACCACATTCGACCCAAAGCCTATCCCCGATCGCCGCTTCGATTGGCTCGCCGTCGATGACGATACCTACGACGGCCCTCCCTGTCCTGTCGGACACGGCGCGACGGAGGAGGAGGCCATCGAGGATCTGCGGCTCAAGCTGGAGGCGGATGAGAAATGAGCGAGACCAGATTCACGCCGGGGCCGTGGTATTATACAAGTGATTATGGGGGGTTCGAGCTCGCTGATCACGACGGGAGTTATATTCATAGCGAACTCATATGGGATTCACCCAAACGAAAAACATTAATCGCCGAAGTTGATGGGCGGACAAAAAATAACTGCCGCGCAAACACTTCTTTGATCGCGTCCGCGCCAGAGCTTTACGCGGCGCTGGAGAACCTTCTCAAAGCAAGCGACGCATTCGATGAAGACATTGCGTCCGTGGAACTCGAGAAAGTTTACATGGCGGCGCAGAAAGCGGCCCGTGCCGCCCTCTCCAAAGCAAGGGGAGAGACGCCATGAAAGAACGCCGCTGGTGGAACGCCACGCCGCAGACGGACCCAGGCGAGACCGTGGTCCCTATCCGGCGCCAGACATTCGAGAGCCTCGCCGGCATCCGCCAACGCGCCATCGAGGAGCGGCACGAGATCCTGACCGAGCGCCAGCGCCTCGAGAGCGCCTACGCGGCCGAGATGGCCCGCATGGACGACCTGCTGCGGCGTGCTGACGAAAGGCTCAAGGCTGCCGAGGACCAGATCCGCGGCATGCTGGCCGAGATCGGGATTTCCGCAAAGTTCGTGGCGGATGTCGGCGAGGAGCCCACGCCATGAGCAACCGCAAGATCCCGGCGCATCTGTTCTCCGCGATCGGCACCTATGTGCGGGCTGGCTACGGCTGGGAGGACGCCTACGTGAAACTTCTCCGCAAGGGCCTCATCGGCAGGCACGACAAAGAGGCCGTGCGCACAGTGGCCATGTCCTACTGGCCAAAGCCAAAGGTGGAGGATGTCGCATGAGGGACTGCCCACACTGCGGCTGCGAGCTGGCCCCGTCGTCGGGCGGCAAGCCCAGGAGCGTCGAGCAGATCCGGCGCTACTTCGCGATCATCAAGGCCGCGTTCTTCCACTGGCCCGAGGACAACGAGCGGCAGTTCGCCAACAGCGAGGAATTGAGAGCCTACCTCCAGATGAAGGCCGGCGCGCGCGAGATCGGGGCGCAGATCCCGCTCACCGGCTTGCCGAAGGAGCGAGCCATGATGCTGGCCGAGGCCGCCATCCGCGGCGCGGGCTCCTACGCCATGCCGGTGATCCACGGTGACACGTTGGTGGTATTCCGACCGAAGTCGATCAGCTTTGCGAAGATGGCTCACGCGGACTTCTGCCGGCTCTCCGACGCCGTTTGCGACGTGATCCGCGCCGAGACCGGCCACGACCCGGACGAGCTGCTGAGACAGACCGAGAGGGCGGCATGAGGCGCGAGTTTCCCGCCAAGGTGAAGGTGGTCGCCTTCAAACGCGCCGAGGGCTGCTGCGAAAGCTGCGGCGTGAAGATCAGGCCCGGCAACGGTCCCCACTACGATCATCGTGTGCCGGACGCTGTGGGCGGCGAGCCGACAGCCGACAACTGCCAGGTGCTTTGTCGGTCGTGCCACGGCGTCAAGACCTACACTCAGGACGTGCCGGCGATCGCCAAGACGAAGCGCATCAGGAAGCGCCACATCAATGCTGAGGACAAGCGGGGCGGTTTCCGAAAGCCCCCGCCCGGCTACAACGCATGGACGCGGAGAATGGAGCGATGACCCGTGGCCGGGCAAAGCTCAAGGATATGGGCCTCGTCCCGTTGGCGCTGGACCGCGAGGTGGCCGTCACCGGCCCGATGGTGCGCGCCATTCTTGCCGCCATCCGCCGATTGCGAGCGCCACCGCTATGCGCGTGACCGCGATCCAAGCCAAAACTGAACGAAAGCGGCAGGACAAGTCTGCCCGATGCGCTGAAAAACGTCGCCGCCGGGCCGGGATGCTGCGGGTTTGCGGGCCAATTCGCCCAACTTCGGACGTGCGCGCGACCACAGACGCCGCTCGGGGCGGAAAACGCTTGATCAGCTGGCGCAGTCAGGCCATTTTCACGTCAGAAGGCAGGCCACTTGGGGAATGTCGGCCCAGTACACACGCTCCGACTTATTGGCCATCGTGCAGCCTCGACAAGTACTCCTCGGATGTCAGGCCGCCCGTGAATTCGGGATCGATGATTGCGTTGGCGTCGGGCAGTTCAGAGCGAGCCTTCAGAAAGCGCACCCTTGTTGCCTCCACCTGGCTGAT